TGCTATTCAGCAGCAGGTTCGTTCTCTGCTCTTCGACCAGCAGCCCGAGCGCCGCGTGCGTGACCGGGTCGTAGGTCCGGCGCGGCGATCCGCTCGCCGCAGTAACCAGCGCCCCGGCTGCGTTGTAGTAGGTAGCCGTCGAGGCGCGCGAGAACGTCAGCGCGGACGGCAGCGCGCCGCCGGCGAAGTTCCAGTCAACGGCGGGCGAATCCTCACCGCCGCCAAGCGGCAGGCCGAACCCGAAGCCGAACGCTGCGCGCATCAGTAGTGCCGGATGATCGTCGTCGCGGTCGTGCCGGTCGCGTAGACCATCACGACCATCACCGGGATCGGCGTGTTGGCAGGCCATGCCGCGTAAGTGATGGCAGGACCACCGCCCCACGGCATGACCTTGATGTCTCCCGAAACCTGGCAAAGCACCACTGAGGGCTCGCTAAAGGTCGCGCTATCGGATGGAGTGACAGCAGTTGCCTTTTCGGGGAAGAGAGGCGTTCCAGCATTGGGGCGGGCCATGGCGTTATCTCCTTTCGCCAATTCGGCCATGCTTGCCGCGTAGAGCCTACAGATCAGACCAGGTCGTCGCGGCCTCGTGGATCTCGGCGTCGGCATCCGCGGGCCTCACGCGCCGCGCCCAATAGCGCCATCTCACATGGCCGAGATCGAGGTGCAGCACAAGCCGCGCGGCCTCGTCCTCGGCCCAATCGGCGAGCGTGTCGCCAGCGTCCCAGGCATCACCACTCGAGTCGGCCCAGCGATCCACAGCGCGCGATCCTGACCGTCCCGTCCGCAGCGCGAACGGGCACCCGGATGCCAACACGCACGGGCTCATCTGCATAGACGTAGGTCGTCGCTGCGCGAGTGCGGCTGGTCACGTAGCCAATCGTCTGCGCCGGGCACATGCCTGCCGGCGCGACCTGCGGCACCAGGCCACACGTCATGCCCTCGATCTCCCAGCGCACCGTGCGGTCGGGCTGCACGACACAGCGCATCACGAGCAGCCCCTGAGCCGCACCGTGGTCGTCGCGCAGCAGGGCGACGCGGCCGGGCTCGGTACGCGGCAGCATCATGGTCGTCGACGTGCTGTCACCGGGCGGGGTTGATGTGCACATCAGCCCAGCCACCTCCCAGGTCCGATAGACCGTCTCGGCCGCGCATGGCGGGATTGGCGTCGGCGGCTCGGGCATGGCGGGGTCGCCACCGTCCGGCACCCAGGGCTGACAAGTTCCCCAAATCCCGGACGGGGCGACAAACCTGCGGGCGAACGCCCCCTTGATGACCTTGCCGTCGTGGGGATCGCGGCCCACGGCTTCGGCGCCGCAGGCCGTGTAGCCCGGGGTGATCGCTGGCGCCGACGTGGCCGGCTGCGCCTGCGCTCCCATGCTGATGATGGCCAGCAGGAACAGGGCCGCGATGGCCAGGAGGAAGCCGAGCACGGGGCCGCGGCGGATGCGGGTGGGGTCGGGGTGCATGGTCACTCCTTCGTGGTGCGGTTGCGTGAGGTGGTCTGCCCGTAGTAGTAGCCAACGAGGCCACCGATCACGGCGCTGATGAGCGAGCCAGCCAGGCCGGCGCGCACGTCGTCAGACCATGTGGCCGTGCCGATCAGGCCGATCAGCGACGCGACCAGCATGTAGGGCATCGGCAGTAGGAGAAGCGCGACCCAGAACGACGCGCTCTTGCGGATGTCGCCGCCCGACTGCTGGGCGAGATCGGCCTTGCGTGCGCCTTCGATCCCGCCGCCGCCGCCCTCGGTGATCTGCCACCAGACATCCTCGACTGCCTTCGCGGCCACGGCGGCCACGGCAGGATCGGACTGCATGCGCTGGATCGCATCCTGCTCATTCGTGGCGCCCGTGGCGTCCTTGATGGCCTGCAGCGCGACAGTTGCAGCGGCGACGTTGCGCTCGGCAGTCGGGGTGCGCGCGAACAGCGCGCCGAGCTTCGGCACCAGTTCGCCCAGCGCGGGCAGCAGTGCAGCGATGATGGGGGCCATCACGGTCCTCCTTTCGGGAGCCGGCTCGGCCGGCGGTGCCGATGGCGCGGGGGGCGCGTCATCGATGTGTTGATCAGCGGGCGCGGAATCGACAGCCCCGGCCGACGTGTCGATCGGCTGCGCACCGATCGCTCGCTGAGCGATCGACAGGCGCTTGATGCGGTCCTCCATGCCCACGGCGCCACCGTTGACCACGCGGGTGACGCCAGCGAAGTCGCCGTTGTCTGCCAGGTGGTTGCAGCCGTGGGCACTCCAGAACCAGCAGGCGATGGCGGCGACCCACTCGGGGTCGGCGCGGCGCTCGGGCTCGGCCTCGAAGTCGGGCGTCAGCGGCTCGATCTCGCGCAGGCCCTGCGTCGCGCGCTTTGCGTTGGCGCGGCCGGTCAGTTGGATGTGGCCGCACCCGCGCTGCGCCCAGCCGTCGCCGGGCTCGGTGTTGCCCAGGTTCTTGCGGCCCCACTCACCACCGTAGACCGCCTCGGCGATGCGCTGCTGCTCGGCGGGGTGGCCAGGAGAGCGGCCGAGGATGTGCGCCAGGTCCGGGCTGATTCGCTTCGGCCCGAACACCGCGAGAAGTCGCTCGGGCGTGTAGTCCAGCGACTCCCACAGCCGAGCCAGGCTGCCCGACTCGTGGGCCAGCGTGGCCAGGAACGGCGCCAGGCGCTCGGGCGTTTCGCTGATCGCGAACAGCCGGCACCAGTGGTCGTAGCGATCGGCGTAGATGTCGGCCAGATCGAGCGTGCAGCCGGTGGCCGCGCGCAGCAGTGCGGGGGTGATGTGGATCACGGCGCGCTCGCTGGAGACGCGGCCGGCGCAGCGGCCTCTGCGCAGCGGTACACCTTGCGCTCCCAGCGATCCTTGGCATCCGGGGCGCTTGATGCCTTGATCGACCACGGCAGCCACTGCAGATTGCCGACCGAATCACAGCCGCAGGCATCGAGAGGCCAGACGTGGTCCATCGCCCATCCTGGGCAGGCGCCGGTCGTCAGCCCGGTGGATGGGCAAGGCACGTTGCGTCGGAACGCGGCGCGCACAGCCGCCGACCTCACGATCACGCCGCTCGCAGTTCTGGCCGGCGGCCCGCAATAGCGCGGGTCAACCGGCGCAGAGGCCGCGGCGGCGATGAGGATCGAGGCGAGGATCACTTGCGCTGCCCTTCGGCGATCCGGTCGATCTTGTTCTCGAGGCGGTCAAGCCGCGCGGCGATCGACTGCATCGCATTGAGCACATCGCGGTCCTGCCGTTCGTCGCGCTCACGCTGGGCGACCATCTGCTGCTCGATCACGGCCACTCGGCCGTCGAGCTTGCCGATGTACGTGGTGACCTGCACGATGCTCACCGCCATGGTGACGGTCAGCCCGATCGTGCTGATGATGTGCCCGATCTGGATCCGACGATCGGAATGCCAGGACCGGGACACCGTCCCCATCGACGCCTCGTCCTCACGCCTTGCCGTCATCACTCGGTTCCTTCTTGTTGTCGTTGCCCGTCACGGACACATCGATCTTCTCGGTTGAGCCGTCCTCACGGGTGACCGTGGCGCCGACGACCTTGCCGTCCTTCTTCTCCAGCTTGATCGCGCGGGCCTTCGCGGGTTCCACCGCCTCGGGCTGCTGCACGACCAGGGTGATCGGCGGCGCCTGCGGGGCGGCAGCGGCAGCCGGCGCGGGCTCGGCCGCCTTCGGCTCAGGCGCGGGCGGGGCCGGCGGCGGGATGGACTTCTCGACCTGCACCGCGCGCGCTTCGATCTTGTCCTCGACCGCGCGCTGCACGTCCTCGAGCTTGCGCAGAAGGTCAGACACACGCTGATCGCTCACGGCCTGGATCTCGGCCACGCTTTCGGCCTGGGCCTTCGCGATGCGCGCGAGCTCGACCTTGGTGTCGGCTTCCTTGTTGACCCGTAGGATCTCGGCCGAGGTGTCAGCCTGCACTTTGGCCAGGCGCTGCGACAGCGCGTCGATCTGCTGCTGGGCCTTGTCCTGCACCTGGCGCACGGCATTCTCGATGTCGCGCTGCGCGCCCATGCCATCGTCGCCAGCGCCGCCCATCGCGAGCGCGAGTTGCAGCTGCTGCGCCTTCGCTTCGATCTCGGCCGCGCGTGCGTTGACCTCACGCGCCCGGCCTTGCGCTTCCTCGAGCGCGGCCAGGCTGGTCTGGCGGGCGATCTCCATCGCCTCGGCCTGCGCCTGCATCTGCTGCTGGGCCTGCAGCTGCTCCTCGGGCGAGAGTTCCTTGTTCGGGTCCGGCTCGCCGGTCATCTTGCGCAGCGCGCCGGCGATCTCGTCCTTGTTCGGCAGGTCGCTGTATTCCATCGCGATCGTCAGCAGCTTCAGGCCCACCTCGGGCGGCAAACGCTGGCCAAGCGAGGTAAGCGCATCGAACATCGACTGGCGCAACGACCCGTTGTAATCCTGCTCGGCGACGATGAAGTCGGCCATGCTGGCCGTGATGTCGTTGAGCCACCGCACGGACCCGTCCGGCTGCTCCTCGGGGGTGTTGATCCGCACCCACTCGATCTTGCCGCGCGCACCCGTGATGCGCATGACCTTCGCCTCGGTGTACCACTGCTCCACCAGGCTCAACATCTTCTGGCCCTGGATCTGCGTGGCGAGGCGCAAATTGTCAAACGGCTCGGTAACGACCACGCCGCCCTGGTTCTGCCGTGCCTCGATGGCCTTGCCGCTGACCGCGTTTGTCTGCCGACCCAGGTTCTCCTGCGTCACGCCGGCCGACTTCTGGATGGACTGAGCATCCATCGCCATGATCTGAATCTGGCCGGTCGCAGCATCGGTGTCGCGACGGATGTCGAAGCGCGCGCCCGGCTTGACCTCGATGCGACCGTCCGGCATCGCGGCTTCTTCGGCCGCGGCATCGAGATCGTCAACGGCGCCCTTGTCGGCGATCACCTGGTTCGTGGACAGCAACCACAGCGCCTTCGATGCGCGCTTGTTGAGGTCCATCTGGATGTCGCGCACGCGCCGGATCACCCCGTAGGGCATCCGGTCGCGGTTGCGCCGGTAGCACCAGATCGGAGTGACCGAGAACTGGTTGTGCCGGTAGATCGACTCGCCCAGGCTCAGAAGCGCCGACTCGGTGAACACGGCGACATGCACGCGCATCACGACACGATCGATGATCGAGCCGCCGCGCAGGTTGAGTGCATCGATCAGCGCGCGGTCGTCCTCGCGAAACGGGGCGCCCTTCATCGGGCCGCTCGCGACGTAGCGCCGACGCACCGGCATGCGGAACTGGCATTCGATCAGCTTGACGCGCCGGCGCACTGCGTCGGCTTCCATCTGGGTCGACAGCGGGTTGTAGGTGCCCGAGCGGCCGGTCAGTTGCGAGCCCTCGTCAGTCGTCTGCTGCCACAGTTCCTCATCGTCCTCGGTCGTGCTGCCGAGGTTCGAGTCGACCACGGCCCGGCGGATCACGTCCGCGCGGTCCGGGAACATCATCACGGCCACGTCCTCATCGACCCAGCGCCAGCGGAAGTGATAGCGCCCGTCTTCCTGGCCCATCTCGTAGGCCGCCGAGTCGTGAAGGTTGCGCCGCCAGTCCTCGTACTTCGAGTACAGGATGTCATGCTCGGGATCGTCGGTCACACCATCATCGACGTAGCCAACGCCACCCTTGATCGAATCTCCGAACGCTCGCGAGCGGTTGAACGTCACACGGTTAATGTCGCTGACGTACTTCAGCACCTGCTTCTTCAGGTCGGCCGCCTTCACGTCGTCTTCGGCGCGTGGCAGCACATTCCAGTCGAAGCGATTGCGGCGCTCGGTGCCGAGGATCCAGTCCACCATCGGGCTGACCTCGTTGTAGACCAGCGGCACCTGGCCCCGGGCCTTCACCTCGGCCGCGTGTTCCGGCAACCACTGCAGGTTGTCGTACATATCGTGGTCGATCGCCATCTCGAGCCGGTTCGTCGCTTGACGATCGCGCTCGTAGTAGTACCACGAAAGAATCTGCTTGAGGGTCTTGCGGTTCTCCGCGTTGTCGAGCGGGTGCGCAGGCTTCGCGACATCGGTGCCGGATCCACGCAGGTCGGCGAGGTCGTTGTCGCCCGGCCCGCGCCGGCCGGGCCGCCATGACAGCACCTCAGCCATAGGTCACACCATCCTGCTCGACGCGGATGTCCTGCTGCACGATGGGCTTGCCGTCCTCCCGGACAGTCAGGTGACCGTAGGACGCGCGGTGGTACTCCACCGGCGGCGCCGAGGGCATGGCGATCAGGTCGGGGATCGCGTCGTTGACGATCGCGACGATGCGCCTGGCCTGGATCGGCGTCTCCGACAGGCCCAGCACTTCGCATGCCTTGAACGCGCGCTGCGCCACCTGGGCGATGTTCTTCGCGTCGCGGTCGTCCCACTCGAAGGCGGCGCGCTCGAGCACGACGAACCACGGCGCACCGCGGCGGAAGGTCGGGATCAGGAACAGCGCGCGCTGGTCGTTCATCCAACTCAGGACAGCGGTCAGGTCGCCATACTGTCGAGACAGGTAGGCCTTGGTCAGGTCGATCTGGACAGGCATGCGGGGCCCCTTTCGGGGGCCATTGCGCCATGCTTGCCGCAACCTGCGCTAGGCCGCGAAGCCTGACACCCGCCTCCTTTGGCTGGTCTTGGCGCCAGGCCGCGCCGCGTCCTCTGACACGATGGCCATCAGGCCGAAAGCGTCGGCCGCGTGGCTGGCCCAATCGTGCTCAGGCCCCAGGCCGATGTCGCGTTCCTCGTCCCGCTTCTCGTGATACCAGGCCAGCGCCGCGACACCGCCCTCGATCTCTGGCGTGTTGTCGAACCAGCAGGATGCGAACATCCGCCGGGTGGCGTTGATCCGCGACACGGCCGCGCCCGGCCCCTGGTTCGGCACCACCTCGACGGCATAGCCGGCATCGGTGAACGCAGACTCGTAGCTCACCGCAAAGACCTTGTCGTGCGTGGCCCCGTCGTGAGGCAGCCACACATCGGTGGTCTGGGGGGTGTAGCCGCGGTCATGCAGCCACTGCAGGTGCGTCGCGAACGGCTGGCCGACCGCCTCGTAGTAGTCGATGATCCTCCGCTCCTTGCCGACGAACTGCACAACCCACATCGCGAAGGCGTCCGCCTTGCGGCCGGTGCCTCCGATGTCGACGAACACGCGGTTGCGGAACATCGCGTCCCTCGCCAGGCGCCCGCCACCGATGCGGCGCTGTGCCTTCGCCTCGACGATCTGCCGGGTGTAGTAGGCGCCGACCGTGGTGGTCGCGTAATCGCCTTCCCAGATGTGGCTGTAGCCATCCGGGTCGGTGGCCAAGGTCTTGCGCCGTTGTTCCTCGAGGATCTTCGGGAAGCGCGGGTTGTCCCGCCAGTTCATCTCGGCGACCTTGTACCGAGGATCGGGATGCGCGCGCAGGTCTTGCCGGAAACGCTTGTCCGTCTCGGAGTGCTTGCGGGCCGGGTTCCACGTCACCCAAAGCTCCGAGTCCTCCTGCCGCAGCGTCGGGATCACGATGTCCCAACACTGCTTGGTGATCGGCTCGGCCTCGTCTGCCCACAGGATCAGGATCTTCGCCTTGGACTTCAGCGACATGATCGTGCGCTTGTCCAGGCCGCAGAACTTGAATTCGATGTTCCTCGACTTCGTGCGGATGTACTTGGCGCCGATGTCGAAGGCATCTGCGAGCCACGGATGCTCGAGGATCGCTCCCTCCACCTCGGCCTTCGACGAGTCATCGATCGAGTTCAGGAACTCCCGCCCGCAGACCATCACGCCCTTGCGGCCGGACCGGTCGAACATGTAGGCCCGAACCGCGATCATGAGCGCGAAGCTCATGGTCTTGCCGGACCCGCGCCCGCCGTGCGCGCCACGCACAAACGCATCGCCCGTGAAGATGTCGATCAGCTTCGGCGGGAGGGCGATCTGGGCAGATACCTCGGACACTGCACACTACCCCTTTGGAGCCAGCACTTGGGTCAACATGCGCAGCGCGCGATTCTCGTAATACCCAACTCGTTGCGCCGAAATTTCCAGTGCCATGCCGATTTCATGCAGAGTCATGTCGAGTTCAAATCGGCACTTCATGATCTTCAACTCTTTCGCACTCAGCCACCGCTCCGCCCACTCCCACACCTCCCGCAACAGAACTCCGCGCTTATCGTCATCGTCTGAAACCTCCATCAGAGATCGCATTCCGAACGACGGGGAGTCACCGATTTCATCCCCATCAGACAGCCAGATTCGATAGGCGATGCGGTGCGAATCCTTCCAGCGGCTGCCATACGGCTGACGAACACGCCCCTCATTCATCTTCGGCCCTCGGCTTCAGCGGCACCAATTCCACCCGCCCAACGTTGAGCGTCGGCCGCGATTGTTCGTTGTCCTTCTCGAACATCCCCAGCATGCGCGCGGCCGTCGCCGCCGCCGAGTTCTTGTCCCAGAACTTGTACTTGATCCGCCCGAGGTCGTCGATCTCGACCGCGGCCACCGCGGCGGCCGTCTCCGAGTCGACCTCGTCGGGCAGGTAGAACTTCGCCCGGCCCTCCTTGTCGCGCAGGATCAGCTTGGCAGGGTTGGCGCGCAGGATCGCCGCCAGCGCATTGCGCACGTCGGCCTGGTTGAGCACGGTGCGCTCGGCGATCTGGGCCTGCAGCGCCTTGATCCTCATGGAAACCTCGGGCAGGTTCGCGATGCGCGAGGCCTCGTTGTGCACGGACTTCGCCGACCACTTGGCGACCTTGTAGCAGGCGCGCAGCGCGTCGGCCTGGGTCTTCCCCTCAGCCACACAGCGCGCGAACTTCTCCTGCTGCGGCGTCAGCCCGTGTTCGTTCTTCACGGCCGCTCCTTCTTGATCGCTTCCGCCATCTCGGCAGTCCAGTTCCCGCCATCGCGGACCCCAGGAACATCCAGCGGCAGGTAATCCTCGATGTTCTTCACTCGACGGGACAGCGCAGCGATCAACGATCTCGCGGCCACACCCTCTTCGCGCAAGCAATCTTCGGCCGCGGTCAAATTCCGGTGCGCACGCGCGACAGCCAGGGATCCTTCGCCGATTTGTTCGAGACTCCTCGCGAGGCTGATGAACAACGCCAACTCAACGTGGCCGATCCCTTGATCCGGATCGGTTGTGACCGGAAACGACTTCACTTCTTCCCACTTCACGATGCGCCCTCCAACTTCACCCCATCCACCCCCACCCAAGAGTCACAGATCGCGTGCATCCGCACGCTGAACCCATGCTGCCGGCACCTCGGGAACGGGTACTGCCCTCCAGGCACGGGCATGGCCACGCGCTTGCAGTTTCGGCAGGCCGGCGGATCCCCGTCGTACTCGCACCGCTCGCGCTTTCGCTGCTCGACCTCGAGACGGTGGGAGAACTTCCCGTTCGGCTTGCCGGGCTTCATGTCTTCACCACACGGATCTCGATGCCATGCACGAACAACATGAGCTTGCGCTTCAGCCGGAACTCTGGAGTCACTGCGCCCTTGACATCCTCCACGACCGTCCTCCCCGTCCGATCGGTGTAGACGAAGTCCGCGATGTAGGTGCACTCCCGCTCATGCCCGCCGCTGGGCCGGGCGGTCTTCGGGATCAGCAGGTACGGCACCTGGCGCCGCAGATCCTTGATCTCGCGCGCCTTGAGCAGCATGGTCAGGTCGAGCCAACGCTTGAGCTCGGCCTTGCTGTCGAACGTCATGCCCTGGTGCACACACCGCACGTTGTGGTACTTCTGCCGGCCGCGCTGGCGCGGGTTGTCGCGCCAGTCTGTGAGGCTCGGGCGCAGGTCAGGTGCGAGCATCACGCCCCTCCTTCTGCGCCTGCCACCACTCGCCGAACTCCAGTTCGAGCGTGCGGCGCATCTCGATGCCCTCGGCCGCTTCGACGGTCTGCAGGTACAGCCGTCGCTCGGCAGTGGACCCAGAGCCCTTGAGGTACTGCATGTGCCGCTTTGCAGATGCGGCGGGCCAGCCGACGAGGTCGGCGATGCGGGTGATGCGGTTGGAGATGGTCATCACAGCGCCCCTCGCGAGAACACCGACGCTGCCGGCGCAGCGTTGCGCCACGACCTCCCGAGACGGATGTTGATGATCCCGTTGCGGCTCATCCCGTACCGCAGGGCCAACGTCTTGTGAGACACGTCAGCCGGCGCCGATCGGATCTCGATCACCTGCTCAGGCGTGAGCTTCGCCCAGCCCAGCGCGACGGCAGCGTTACGGCGAGCGATGTACTCTCCAACCGACCCGCGGTTGCCGCGCTCATACGCACTCGCCGATGTTTGCGATCGAGTGCGCAGCCGCAGGCACGTCGGAGACACGCACCGAGCGTTCTCGCATGCCACGCTCACGCACAGCCCGTCGATGTCCATGCCGAGCAGTGTGGCGATGTACCGTCTCACCAACCACTGCTTCCCACCGATGTTCGCGGCCGGCGATCCGGCACTGTTGCAGCCGTTGCGCCACAGCATGCAGTCGCCTTCCTCGTCGCAGTAGTGCGCCAGGTTGTCCAGCGTCAGAATCACGTCACGCACCCCTTTCCTGCGGCACGCCGGCCGCCCTGAACACCTTGGCCTGGTAGGCCGTCCATTGCTCGCCGCGCCCTCGCTGCGCCGCGTGCTCATCCCATGTGCCGAGGCCGAGCTCGCGGCCCTTCGCCTCGATGCCGCTGCGCGTCTCGTGCCACGGCTTCTCGACCTTCGGCGCCAGCGCCAGCTTCGCGGCTTCCTCGCGCCGGCGGCGCAGCACCACGCACACCCAGCGCATCGGCGACTCGACCTTCTTCGACAGGGCTTCCTTCGCGATGCCGCCGAATTCCTCGGGCGTCGCCCCCTGGCGAATGAGCTCCGCGACCTCGGGGTCGGCGAGGTTGATCTGCGTCGGGTCCATGCCGGCGGCCTTCAGGGCCTTGCCCACGTCGCCGGCCTTGGTGGGCGCGAACGGGGGCGGCTTCGGCGGCGGGTCAGGCGGCGCAGGCGGTGGCGGTTCTGGCGGATCCCCGGGTTTCGGGTCTTCCGGCTCGCGCGCGCGGTGTGCGCTTGAAGTTTCAAACGGTATATCTCCTCTACTCTCCTCTCCTCTAGAGTGACCAGCCGTGACATCTGCGTGACTTGTTGTGACCTCTGCGTGACCTTGCGTGACATTGCGTGACGCATCCTCTGTCACGGAGGCTTTCGCCATCGCCGCCTCGTGCTCGCGCTGCCGTTGCCGGCGCTTTCGATCGTTCGCGGTTTCGTCCTCGCGCTTGGGCTGCCGACGTGACCAAGCGGTCACAGTTGCCGCGTTTCCATCGATCAGGCCACGGTCTTCCATGGCCAGGAGGATCGCGTTGGTGCGTCCATCAGGGAGATTCAGCATGCAGTCAATCGCCTCGCAGTCGATGCGCCCAATGCTCCCGCGGTCTTCCGCTGCGCTGGCTTCCTCGAGCAGGACGGCCCAGACAGTGATGACCTCGGACAGCGTTGCTTCTGCTCGCTTGGCCACCAGCCGGAACTTCGGATCCGACACTGACCCGTGGTGCCACCGAAACCACTCGATCCCGCCGCTCATGGGGTCGCTCCCTCCCCCAGGCGCCACAAGCGACCACCAGCCGTGCCATGCCCCTTCCTGCGGGCACAGAACCCAACGAACTCGATCCGCTTGCGCCTGGCCAGCGACTGATAGATCGCTCCGAATGCGCGGTCGTCGTGCGGCACCAGGCCGGCCAGCTTGGCGGCGTCCGTGATCAGTTCGGACGACGACACACCATGGTCGCGCAGGTACTCGAGCACGAACGCCTTGGCGCGCTCGGAGAAGTCCGGCACGTCGTCCTCTGCGCGCTCGGCGCACAGGCCGGCCATCTGTGCGCCGATGGCGCGAGCGAACACGAACGACATCTGCTGCTCGCTCATCTCACCACCCCGCCCCTGCGCCCTGGCCGGTCGGGCACATGCACGCGATTGGTCATGACCTTCGCCGGCTTCGCCGACAGGGGGCCCATGTAGCCCTTCATCGATTGCACGCCGGCCAGCGCACCGTTCTCACGGTTGCGCGTCGACACCTCGGACGCGGACATGCCGCAAGCCCGCGGCATCATCGACAGAGGATCCTCGCGGTCGCACAGACGCGACCGGAACCCAGGCGGCCAGACGTTGCCGAAACGGTCGAACACCTGAAACGTGTCAGGCACGGGGGCGCGAGCGCGGGTGCGTGTCATTGGTGATGGCCCTGTACTTGAGATAGCGCGGATTGCGCGTGTCTTGGAACGTCGTGACCATGCCGCGGCGCTGCAGGATCACGAGCGCCCAGGACACGGTCTTGACGGAGATGCGCCGCTCGAACATGCCGAGAGCGGCGTTGTGCAGCTGCCCCGCGGTCCACAGACGGGCAGGATCTGCGCAGAGGATGGCCAGCAGGATCCAGGGGGTCGAGCCCTCGTGGATCAGGCCCAGCGTTGGGGCGACGCGCCGCCGCGGTGGCGGCCGGTCGGCCGTCGTGGTCACGCGGATCAGTTGAGCGGCGACCCATGCAGTGCTCACAGAGCGGCGATCCTGGCGGCGAGTTTGGAGAGGTCAGCAGCAGCGGCCAGGAACTGCCGTTGCAGTTCGTCTCGCTGGTCGGCGGGGGCCGACGGAACGGGCGGCTGATACCCGAGCTCGGCGCACAGCCACTCGAGGAAACTGTGCTTGCCCCGCTGACGGGCGAGGCGCGCGATGTGCACGACTTCATCCGGGCCCAGCTTCTCGGCGCGATCCGGGTTCAGGCAGGCCAACAGGCGACGCTGCGCGGCCTCGACCCCCATCGCGGGCCAAAGCGCGACGCCAACCACCTTCGGATTGACCTGCGCCGACCATCGGGCCATGAGCACCACCTACGCAGCGCGAGCGATGTCCAGAAACGGCCGGCCCTTCGGGTGCGGCCACGCGGGATCAGGAATCCGCCCCCACGGTTCCTCGGGGCACATTTCCTCGACGGCCATCGCACCCTTCAGCCCGCGCTCGATGGCAGGCGCGTACTGGACCGGGATCGATCCGCGGTGCTTCCACGCCCAGGCCGAGGCCGTGGGCTTCTTCCCGCGTTCCCCGAATACGATCTCGCCGAGGTTCGTCGGCCCGCCAGCCAAGCGCATTGCGCGGGCGGCGGCGGTTTCGATGGTCTTGGGTTTGCGCTTCATAGGTCGCCAGTCTACCCTCCGTAGAATGCGCGCGTCAACTGCCCGTAGCATGCCGAATTCGTGGGCCGGCCACAGTTGACCCATGGCAACGATCGAATGGAGCGCGGACGCAGACCGCGCGATGGGCAGGAGGATCGCGGCGGCGCGATCAGCCAGCGGGCTCACGCTCGCGCATGTCGCAGACGCCCTAGGTGTCACGCGCGCGACAGTCGGTCATTGGGAAACCGGATTCAGGGCGATCAAGCATCACGACCTGGCGCGCCTGGCGCGGCTCCTGCGGATCAGCGCCGACGAGATCCTGTTCGGCGAGCGCGTCTGGCCACTGGCCGGTATCGACCCTGAGTCGGTGCGCGACCTTGATCCCATCGACCTCGGCCGCCTCGAGGGCATGATTCTGGCCATGGCCGACCAGTTCGGCATGCAGATCAAACGCCGCGCAGCGTGACGCAGACCGCCGACATCTACTCTTTCCCGCAGACGACAATCAGTACATCCTCAGACGGACGGAAGACCGGCTACGCCAAGATCATGCGGGTTGACTTCACACAAGGACGACCATGAATCTGACAGCGATCACATCGCACGCAGCGGCGGCCCTGGTGCCGGTGGCGATCGTCTGGGGCCTGGCCTGGGCGATCCTGATCCGCTGGAAGAACTTGCGCACGCCAGGCGATTCGGCCATGTGG